CTCTGGTCGTTGCCCGCTACAGGCTCTGCGTTCAAGAAGGTCTACTTCGACCCCAACCTTGGGCGGCAGACATCCGTGTTCATCCCGGCGGAAGACATCCTGCTGCCCTACGGCACATCCGACATCCAGAAGTGCTACCGCGTCACTCACGTGATGCGCAAGACCGAGAACGAGATCAAAAAGCTCCAGCAGGCGGGCTTTTATAGAGAGGTAGAGATTGGCAGTCCTGACAAAGCCATCGACGAGATCAACAAGGCCAAGGACAAGGAGACTGGGTTTGCGGACTTAAACGATGACCGCTTTACCCTGTACGAGTCGCACGTTGACCTGTGCATCAAGGACGACCCGCTGTGCGACAAGGGCGAGGACGACGAGCCCTCTGGCATCATGCTGCCCTATGTGGTCACGATGATCCGGGGCACCAACACCATATTGTCCATCCGCAGGAACTGGAACGAGGACGACGACCTCAAACTTAAGCGCCAGCACTTCGTGCACTACCAGTACATCCCCGGCTTTGGGGCGTATGGCTTCGGTCTGTTCCACCTGATCGGCGGGTTTGCAAAATCAGCCACCAGCTTGATGAGGCAACTGATTGACGCCGGTACGCTGTCAAACCTGCCCGGCGGTTTGAAGTCTCGCGGTCTGCGGATCAAAGGCGACGATACGCCGATTGCCCCGGGCGAGTTCCGGGATGTGGACGTGGGCTCGGGCGTCATCCGAGACAACATTCTCCCCCTCCCCTATAAAGAGCCCAGCGCCACGCTGTACAACCTGCTCAACACGGTGGTGGAGGAAGGCCGCAGGTTCGCTGCCACGGCGGATATGAAAGTGGCCGACATGTCGGCGCAGGCCCCAGTGGGCACCACTTTGGCCCTGCTTGAGCGCCAGCTCAAGGTGATGACGGCTGTGCAGGCCCGGGTGCACTTTGCGCTCAAGGAAGAGCTGCAGCTGCTCGCCGCAATCATCCGCGACTTCACGGATGACGAGTACACCTACGAGCCTGACGGCGAGGAAGGCCCCCGGGCCAAGTCCTCGGACTACCGGCATGTGGACATCCTGCCGGTCTCTGACCCCAACGCAGCCACGCTGTCGCAGCGGGTGGTGCAGTACCAAGCCGTCATCCAGATGGCGCAGATGGCACCGGACATCTATGACCTGCCTGCCCTGCACAGGGGCATGCTGGAGGTGCTGGGCATTAAGAATGCCGACAAGCTCGTGCCGCTGCCGGAAGATCAGAAACCGACGGACCCGGTGACGGAGAACCAGAACGCGCTCAAGGGCGATCCGCTCAAGGCATTCCTGCACCAGAACCATCAGGCGCACATCGCAGTGCACATGGCGCTCAAGAACGACCCTATGGTCATGCAGCTCATCGGCCAAGGCCCCAACGCTCCCAAGATACTGGGGGCTATTGACGCGCATATTGCAGAGCACGTTGGCTACCAGATGCGCCAAGAGATCGAGGCACAGCTGGGCATGCCGCTGCCACCTGAGGACGAGAAGCTGCCGCCGCAGGTGGAGATTGCCCTGTCCGGGATGATGGCGCAGGCTGCGCAGCAGGTGGTTCAGCAGCATCAGGCGCAGGCTGCGCAGCAGCAAGCCCAGCAGCAGATGCAAGACCCCGTGGTCCAGATGCAGATGCAAGAGCTGCAGATCAGGCAGCAAGAGGTACAGATCAAAGGGCAAGAAGCCATGGCCCGGATGCAGCTTGAGCAACAGCGCCTGCAGCTCGAAGCGCAAAAATTTGCTGCGGACTCTGCGACCAAAGCAGACAAACAGGAGCTGGAGGAGCAGAAGGTCTCCGGCCAGCTCGAGCTTGAAGCGTTGCGTGTCGGCGCACAAATCAACGAGAGCAAGCTCAAAGAGCAAGCACGTCAGGAGGAGACCGGTGTTCGGCTTGGCGCAGATATCGCCAAGACCCGTGCCGAACAAGCCCTGCGTGCAGCGCAAATGCTCAAGCAAGAGCAACAACCCAAGAAAGGACCGCCCATTAAATGATTCAAGAATTCGCACGCGTACTGCGCGAGAAGTTACGCACCGACATGAACAACTACACCGACGACATGGCCGGTGGTTCGTGCCGCACATTTGACGAATACCAAAAACTCTGCGGGATCATTCAAGGTCTTGCCCTTGCAGAGCGTCATCTTTTAGACCTTGCAGAAAGTGTAGAGAACGCCGATGAGTGAAATCATCCTACCACCGGGCATCAGCCTGCCACCATCCGTTCAACCGGTCGACAAACCCGATGAGAACGCTCCCAACGAGACCAAGGCAAGTGCACTACCAATCCCTACGGGGTGGAAGCTGTTGTGTATTGTTCCCGAGGTCGATGAGAAGATCGCTGGCACATCCTTGGACCTTGTCCGTGATGCCGCCACGCTTCGGCAAGAAGAGCACGCCACAACGGTGCTTTTCGTGTTGCGCATGGGTCCTGACGCCTACAGAGACCAAACCAAGTTCCCGTCTGGGGCGTGGTGTAAAGAAGGTGACTTTATCTTGGTGCGTACCTACACCGGTACTCGCTTCAAGATTTTTGGCAAAGAGTTCCGCATGATCAATGACGATCAGGTGGAGTGTGTTGTGCAAGACCCTCGCGGTATCACCCGCGCATGAAGGAGTAAGACATGCCAGAGGCATACAAATTTCCTGACGAGCAGGAAGACGCTGTTGAAGTATCTGTAGCGGACAACCAAGAAACGGAAGTTGAGATCGAGGTTGTAGACGACACCCCTGAACGGGATCGAGGCCGCAAACCTCTTGACAAAGAAGTAGCGGACCCAACAGACGAAGAAATTGAGTCGTACTCCTCCAACGTAAAAGCCCGAATTAAGGAGCTGACCCACGCAAGGCACGACGAGCGCCGTGCGAAAGAAGCACTTTTGCGGGAAAAGCAAGAGCTTGAGCGTCTTACACAACACATGGTTGAGGAGAATAAGCGCCTCAAACAGTATGTGAATACGGGCTCCGAACAATATGCGGCTTCTGTCAAACAGCTGGCAGAAACAGAGCTTGACACCGCCCGGCGCAAGCTCAAAGAGGCCCACGAAGCGTTTGACACAGACGCCATCATTGCAGCGCAAGAAGCGCTGGCTGATGCAAAAATGCGACACAATGCCGCACAAAATTTTCGGCCAACCCCTTTACAGGTGGAAGAAAACACAGTACAACCGGCACAATACCAAGAAACTCCACCGCCCGTGGACGAAAAGACACTGCGCTGGCAGGCAAAAAACCAGTGGTTCGGGGCGAACGGTTTCGAGGAACTTACCAGCTTTGCACTAGGGCTGCATCAAAAGCTAGTGAATTCGGGGATTGACCCCCGCTCTGATGAATATTTCGAGCGCATTGATGCTCGCATGAAGTCGACGTTCCCCGACGTGTTCGGAGGCGAAGACAAGCCGAAGTCCGGCGAGGGCTCCAAAAAGCCCAGCACCGTGGTTGCACCTGCGACTCGTTCGACAGGAGCGAAGAAGGTTCAACTTACCCCAACGCAAGTTGCGCTGGCAAAGAAGTTTGGACTGACACCGCAGCAATACGCTGCTGAATTGGCAAAGATGGAGAACCGCAATGGCTGAAACTCAAAATCGGACACCTCGTGATCTCGTGTCACGCGAAAAATCTGCTCGTGCTGTATACGTACCGCCGAGTTCACTGCCCGACCCGACACCGGAACCCGGGTATGTGTATCGCTGGATTGCGACCCACATACTTGGACAAGCCGACCCGACCAACGTGTCCAGAAAGATGCGTGAAGGCTGGGAGCCGGTAAAGGCAGCAGACCATCCGGAACTGATGCTTTTGGGTAATGAAAAGACTGGAAATGTAGAAATTGGTGGGCTTATGCTTTGCAAAATGTCCGCCGAACAAGCACGTTCCCGGGACGATTATTACAACAAACAGGCGCAGAACCAGATGGAATCAGTGGACAACCACTTCATGCGAAACAATGACCCGAGAATGCCGTTGTTCAGCGACCGAAAGTCAACGACCACCAGCGGACGCGGGTTTGGTTCTGGTTCTAAGTAACAAGGAAGATTCATGTCTACCATTCAAGCCCCTTACGGCCTCAAAGCCGTCAATGAGCTGGGTGGGCTACCGTATGCCGGTAGCACTCGCCAGTTCAAAATCGACTCAGCATCCGCCAACATCTACAACGGCTCTGTCGTTGCTGTTGGAACCAACGGTTTGCTGACCCTCGTGACCAACGTCGGTTCTAACGCCGATCCGTTCCCTGCTGGTGTTGTTGGCGTTTTCGTCGGCTGCACCTACGTGAACGCGCAAGGTCAAACCATCTACGCCCAGTACTTCCCCACCGGCACCACCGGCGCGGTTGCATACGTCGTAGATGACGACCGTGCTGTGTTCCAAGTGCAGGCAAACGGCACGCTCGGACAGACTGCTCTGGGTGCCAACGTCGTGTTTGCTGCCGCTCAAACCGGCTCGACCTCGACTGGTAACTCCACGACAGCCATTAGCACCACATTGGCCCCCACCGCTACCATCGCCTTTAAGGTTGTTGGGTTCGTTGAAAGCACCACCTCGACTGTGGGTGACGCTTACACCGATGTGCTGGTGAAGTTCAACGTGGGTTCTCATGCCTACAACACCGGCCTTGGCGTCGCGTAATAAGGAGTACTGATCATGGCAATTTCTCGTGCCCAACTACTGAAAGAACTCCTGCCGGGTCTCAATGCCCTGTTTGGCATGGAGTACGCCCGTTACGGCGAAGAGCATAAGGAAATCTACGAGACTGAGAAGTCCGAGCGTTCCTTTGAAGAGGAAACCAAGCTGGCTGGCTTTGCTGCCGCTCCGGTGAAGAACGAAGGTGCTGCCATCGCGTATGACAATGCGCAGGAAGCATTCACCGCTCGTTACAACCACGAGACCATCGCTTTGGGCTTCTCGATCACTGAAGAAGCTGTGGAAGACAACCTGTACGACAGTCTGTCTGCCCGTTACACCAAGTCGCTTGCCCGCGCTATGGCTTACACCAAGCAGGTCAAAGCAGCTTCGGTGCTCAACAATGGCTTCAACGGCACCTACGCCGGTGGCGATGGCGTGTCTCTGTTTGGCAACAACAGCGGCGGTACTCGCGTTGGTCACCCGCTCATTAACGGCAGCGTGAACTACAACAGCCCTACCGTTGGTGTTGATCTGAACGAGACATCGTTGGAAAACGCTGTGATTCAAATCGCTGCGTGGACCGACGAACGTGGTCTGCTGATCGCCGCCAAGCCCACCAAGATGATCATCCCGCCGTCACTGATGTTCGTTGCCAAGCGTCTGCTTGACACCGAGCTGCGTGTGGCTACTGCTGATAACGACATCAACGCTATCAAGCAGATGGGTGCCATCCCCGGTGGTTATACCGTCAACCACTTCTTGACCGATGTCAACGCTTGGTTCCTCATGACCGACGTTCCCAACGGCCTGAAGCATTTCGAGCGTACCGCGTTGTCAACTTCCATGGACGGTGATTTTGACACCGGCAACGTCCGCTACAAGGCCCGCGAGCGTTACAGCTTCGGCTGGTCTGACCCTCTGGGCATCTGGGGTTCTGCTGGAGCTTAATACTCCAGTTTGCAAAAAGGGGGGCTTCGGCCCCCTTTTTCTTTGCCTGTTTGATGAGATATACTGTTTCCTGTGTCGTAACACAGGAGACCAAATGGACACCTCAAGCCTTCCCAAAACTCGTGCCGAAGCCAAAGCCTCCGGAGCCAAGTACTACTTCACTGGCGAGCCCTGCAAACACGGCCACATTGCCCCGCGCAAGACCAAAGGCGCTTGCCTTGAATGCCTGAAGCTGGAGTGGGAGCGCGGCAACCAGACACGTGCGGAGTACTTCCGTGCGTACAACCAATCTGAGGCCGGACAGAAAGCCAAGCAGGAGTACTACGGGCGCAACAGGGAGGCCGTGATTGCGCGGGCTCTGGCGCGAACACCTGAAGAAAAGAGAGCCTACCGAGACACTTGGAAACTCAATAACGCGGATCAGGTGCTTGCCGACAATAAAGTACGCCGCCGCAAACATCGTGCTGCAACTCCTCCTTGGATTACTCGCAGGCAAAAGTCAGAAATCCGGCAGCTCTACCAAATTGCTATCACCATGACGCGCACAACAGGCGAGCGATACGTTGTTGACCACATCTATCCGCTGCGGTCAGATGTCGTTTGCGGGCTGCACGTGCCGTGGAATCTACGCGTTGTTACGCAGGCAGAAAACCTTCGAAAATCGAACAATTTGCCTGTTGATGACGAAGCGCTTGCGTTCCTACCACGCACCTGATATATTGCAATTAACCCGGGGTCCCCGGCGTTTCTGACAGTCCCGGCTGACGACATGCAGACAGAACGCCCAAACGTAACTCGCATGTGAGGATTTCATGAGTCGTACTACCTTCTCGGGTCCAGTAAAGTCTGACAACGGCTTTGAGGGCGCAATCACCGGCAACGTCATTGGCAACGTCACGGGCAACGTCATTGGCAACGTCACGGGCACCATCATTCTCCCCACCGCTACCGCAGCTAACCTTGGCTCGATTGCCAATGCAATCAACACCACGGGCAAAGTAACGGGTAAAACTGTTGTGGACATCGCAACAGGTGTGATCTACACCGCTTCTGGTGCAACTGCAGGTTCTGTCTGGTACGGCTCTGACGCAACGACCGTTACTCCGACTTGATAGGAGCGCATCATGACGATGCAAACAGACATTAGTGCGGTATCGCTGGCTGCATCTGGTTCAGCTTTTGGCTCACGCACGCGTGTGCGCGGAGCCATTGTGGAACCCGGTACCGGCCCCGGCAGCGTGGTCTTCAAAGACGGAGGCGCAGGCGGCACTACGTTGTTCACGATCAATACCGTTGCAACGGGCGAACCCTTCAGTGTGGTGATTCCGGCCAATGGGATTTTGTTTGAGACCAACGTGTATGTCGTCCTTACCGACGCAAAAGTGACGGTGTTCTATGCCTAAGACTGCAGCATGGCAACGCAAGGAAGGCAAAAACCCGAAGGGTGGGCTCAACGCCAAGGGCCGAGCTTCGGCAAAAGCCCAAGGCATGAATCTCAAGCCTCCGCAGCCAGAAGGCGGCAGCAGGCGCGACTCCTTCTGTGCAAGGATGGGTGGCATGAAGAAGAAGCTCACGTCCGAGAAGACGAAGAAAGACCCAAACTCCCGGATTAACAAAGCCCTGCGGGCATGGAATTGCTGACATGGGACAGAATCACGACACCGTTAAGAACGTGCTGGATGTTGCTTCTGCCATAGCGGCAATAGGGGCATTCTTGCAATTGCTTACACCTGTATTTGGCTTGATCGGGGCCGTGTGGACTTTGATGCGTATTGCTGAGATGGTCACCGGCAAACCGTTTGTGGAACTCATCCGCAGGAAAAAGCCAGATGCCCAGCAAGAGTGAGAAACAACACAATCTGATGGCGTTGGTCGCAAACGACCGGGCCGCAGCGAAGCGCCTTGGCATCCCTCAAAAGGTTGGCAAGGAATTTATGGAGGCCGACAAGGGCCGCAAATTTGCCAGAGGTGGAGAGATGAAAGAGTCCAAAGCAATGATGAAGAAAGAAGTCGGCTTCATGAAAAAAGCCGGTGCCCCCAAGTCCATGATCAAACATGAGGAGTCGGAAATGAAGGCTGCAAAATATGCAAACGGCGGTATCACCAAAGCCAAGATGGGCACCGTGAAAACCGCAGCCCCCAGCCGTGATGGCGTGGCTACCAAGGGTAAAACCAAGGGCACCATGGTCAAAATGTCTGGTAGCAAACCGCTGGGCATGCGCTACGGTGGCAAAGCCTGCGGCTGATGCCATGATGGCCTCGCGTGGGATGGGGGCCATCTCCCCCTCCAAGATGCCCAAAGGCGTCCGCAAGGCTCGCCGGGATGACACCGACTTCACGCAGTACGCTGAGGGCGGCAAGGTCTCCAAGGTTAACGAGGCTGGCAACTACACCAAGCCGGGGATGCGCAAGTCGCTCTTTGAGTCCATCAAGTCTCGGGCGGTGCAAGGCACAGCGGCAGGGCAGTGGTCCGCAAGGAAGGCCCAGCTTCTGGCCAAGCAGTACAAGGCAAAAGGCGGAGGTTATCGTGGCTGAAAAATGGATTCAGAAGGCGATCAAGAAACCCGGCGCTCTGCGTGAGTCGTTGGGTGTCAAGGGCGATAAACCGATCCCCGCCAAGAAGCTCGCCGCCGCTGCCAAGAAACCCGGCAAAATGGGACAACGTGCTCGTTTGGCGCAGACGCTCAAGGGTTTGAAGAAGTGAAAGCCCCCCAGCAGTCTTTGAAGGCTTGGACCGCGCAAAAGTGGAGGACAAAAAGTGGCAAACGCTCTTCTGACACGGGTGAAAGATACCTTCCAGAGTCTGCGATCAAAAGCCTCAGCTCTGCTGAGTACGCTGCGACAACGCGTGCAAAGCGTGCTGGCAAAGCTAAAGGGCAACAGTTCGTAAGCCAACCCAAGACAATTGCCAAGAAAACAGCGAGGTTCAGGTAATGGCAACTTCAGGCACCGCAACTTTTAACCTCGACCTCTCGGAGATCGTGGAGGAGGCGTTTGAGCGTTGCGGCTCAGAGTTGCGCACGG